GGTCTACCACACGGAGGATGACCACCACCTTCTTTTTTTCTACAAATATTAACCCAAGGTCCCTTAGGTTGTTTACTACCTTTAGGTTTTTTCTTAGTACCAAACCAAACCGCTAAATCTTCTTTTAATACTTTTTCGTATTCTTTTTTTGGAATTTGTGCCATTTTCTTAATATTTTCAGGTGTACCAGGAGCATCACTTCCCATAGGTGAGTACCCATTTATTGGATTTCCGTCATCATCACTTTGTGAAAATAATTTCTCCGCCTTTTTAGCCTTACTGATAGCTTTCTTTTCGTTTTTTCTGATGGTTGCAGGGTCTCTTTCCATTTCTCCATCATAACTATCATAAGCGTTCACCGCACTAACATAATCAGATACAGGAGTTACAAAAGGCTCTAATGGTTCCCTTTCCCATAATTGTGGTGCAAGAACTAATGGAATCCTCATTCGTCCCGAACTACCTGAACCTGTTGCTTCTCTTAAATTGTTTTTCATCTATTCATAAATATCCCAATAAAAAAAAGGATTGATTTGATTAAAAAAATTTTGTAATAATCAAATAATGATTACCTTTGTAAAAACTAACAATATGAAATATATCCTAACCCTACTACTTGTATTTGTATCTTTAGTGTCTCATTCTCAGAATAAAGGATACGTGTATTATCTGAATGAAGTGAAATCCTCTGAAGATATCGAACAAATGAAAAAGTACGGATTGAATGTTGAATTCGAATATAAACTTATAGACCTTGAAAAATTTACACCTATCAATAATTTATTAGAGGATTACAAGAATTACATTCTTACTTACTACAGACAGATTAATTCATTAAAATTTTTGGACACTTATCAGTTTAGTAAGTTAGATAAGACAAAAATGAAAGTTCAAAGTGTTTGTTATGTACAATACAAGAATTCCAACGTGAAGTGGGGTGGTTGTAAATACTTTGAAATATTTCATGTAAACTCAGATTTATACTTTACACCCTATGTGAAAGAATATTCTGACCGTTATGAAATGGAAGTACTTATTGCTGAGAAAATTAAAGGGATGTTACCGTAAGGTCGACTCTTCTAAACTCCTTATTTTCTTCCTCGGTTCCGCACTTACCCTTAGACCCTTGAGCAATGACTCTAAACCTAGCATCTTTAAGTTTTGGTACATTTGCAACTAAAAAGTTCTTAAGATTTTGCGCTCTCGCCTTGGTTAAATTCAAATTACCCAAATCATTTTTATCAGCTTGTGAGTCAACAGTAACGTCAGGATAAGTGGCTTTGTCTTCACTCCACTTTCCGTTTGCCTTATTCGATTCTTTAAACCCTGCACTACATTTTGATGCAGATGATTGAATATCGAAGATAAATTTAGACATATCATTACCCTCAACAAACTTTTTGAACTCAATAAACTTGGGGTCTTTGAGGATTGCGTCTGCGGTTGGTATAGATACATTATCCATAAATTTATCACCCAAAGGTACAGGTTGTGGTGGTGGTGTGGGTTTTTTTCCTGGAGTTTCGTTAGGTTTTTGTGGTTGAGAAGCCCCTATAGATACTGGATAAGATGTGACTAAGGTCGGCATTACTAAAGAAAAAACTCCAATTTTTTTACCATAAAATTCATCTGTGTAAGGATTAAACGGTGTTCTTGAACCAACCTCAAGGTCGTCAAAGTTAATCATGTTCTTTTTTCGAAAAGGACCTCCTTCAACAGATATTGCAACGGTAATAGGTTTTCCATTGTACCAAGTAATTCCAAAATATCTTTCATTTAATTTTAAACCACTTTCCTCAGTCCCTTGATAAAGAAATGCATTTTTCGTTAATTCATTACCAAAATCATAATCATATTCCTTTTTTGATATTTTAATCATATCGAATAGAAACTCATTATTTCCAATATTTGGTAGAGGTTTATCTTTCAAAACTTCAACCTTTGTAGGTCTACCTTTATCATCTTTGGATGTTATAGTTGTTTGATACGAGGTCTCCGCATCTGAAGCATAAACAAAATATTTCTTCTTCCAATCTATGTAGTCAGAACCAACAGATTTTGATGGTTGTGATAAAAAATATATGTAATCTTCGTCTCGGTCGAGAACGACATTCGGACTTCCTGCACCCTGCACTGGTTCTTGTTCTAAAATTAAGTATAAATTCTTTGTGGCGTTTTCATGAAGTTTCAAGATTCTTGCTCTCTCATCTGTGTCAATATTGAATGTCTGTTTTATCATTTCTAAAAACTTTTAATTATAAATATCCCTAAAACAAAAAAGGGTCCCTTGTGAGGACCCTTTTGTATGGTTAGATAATTGATTATCTCAATTCTCTTAAGTCGAAAGTTCTAACACCATCAACTGTGATTCTACCGTAGAATCTGTTATTCACCATCTTCTTAGCGTATCTAGTCATGATACCTTTGATTGGAGTGAAGTTGAACGGATTGTACATAGTAGGAGTTAATTGTAGAGGTACGTACGGTGCGTAGATGTAACCTGTATCAAGTAAAGATGTACCTTTGTGACCCATTAACACTTGGTTTGGTGGGAAGTAAGGGTCTCTATACACTTGGTAACGACCTGCTAAAGTACCAACTCTTTCAATACCCATGTTGTATTGGTCTTGCTCAGGAGCTGCGTTTGAAACGTGGAAATATTCCAAGTCATCAAAAATCGCACTGATTTCAGAAGATACAACAATCCAGTTTGCTCCACCTCTTAAGGTAGATTTGTGGATTTGAGCTGAAATTTGGTTGATAGCTGTGATAAGCGTTTGGTTCCAGTCTTTCTGAGTGTAAGGAACAGCAGAAGAACCTAATCTCTTCCAACCGTTGTAATCCCATCTTAAGTTCCAAGCCGCACCTTTTCTAAGGTCTCTCAAGATTTCTCTATCGATTTCAGCAGCAACTTGCTCAGATAATAAAGCTGTTAATTCAGCTTCAGCATCGATGTTGTGGAAAGCCGCAACGTCTTGTGCCATTTCTGGAGACCATTGTGCTCTTAATTTTCTTTCAGTTACAGAAACTGTTACTGACATAAGGTCAAATGAAACCTCACCAATTCTATCTTCGAATTCTAAGTTTTTATAGATTCTATAAGAACCTGTAAACGCTTGAGAATTAGTTGCAATTGTTGACGCAAATGTTGAACCTGTATAACCATCTAATGAACCACCACAAGTGATACATACTGGTACTTGTAAATCAACCTCTAAGTAGATTTTACCTTCAGCATCACATAAGTTGTCATATTGACCACCGTCAGTTTTACTGTTAGGGAATATCAACGTAGAGTTGTTGTTACCATACTCAACAATACCTTTACCATATCTTTGAGTTACAACTCTGAATAAGTAAGGGTTGTTAGTATTTCCTGAAGTGTAAGCGTTACCGGCCGCACCTTTGATTGTTAAGTCAGATAAGAAAGCTTCGTTATCCATTGGTTGACCGTCAGGACCAATTAATTTACCAGCACCGTCACTAGCGAAACCTGATAATACAATAAGAACCTTTCTGTAGTTATCTAATGTGTACGCTGAAGGTACTAAGTTATCAGCTAACCATGCAACTGTAGTTACGTTTGCTGTGATTGATGAGAATTGTCCCTTAGAATAGTCGAATAAACCTGGTGGGTCTAACGCTGGTTCGTTACCTTCATAGAATCTATCGTAAAGGTCTTTTGTGTTGTTATAGTCATAACCTGAGTTTGGAGTTTGGTCAGCAGCTGCGTTTGGTGAACCGTAAGGTGCCCAGTGCTGATTTTGTGCATTCTCATAAGACTGAATGTTAGGTACGAAGTAGAATAATTTACCGATTGGTAAGTTCATAGCTTGTACTGAAACGATATCGTTTGCTAATAATTTAGAGAAAACTCTTCTAACGATAGGGAAAACAACTGTTTCAAATGCACCTGTATCAGATGTAGATGATGCTTCGTTAATTAAGTGTGAAGCTTGGTTTTCGTAAAGTTGAGCTACGTTCTCTCTCATGTGACCTTTAAGACCCTCTAAGAATCCTAATTTGTCCCATTTGTTGATTGTGTCTTCTTTGATAACTTTAAGGTGCTTAAGACCGATGTTACCTACAAGACCTGATTCTAATAATGCTCCCATTTTAAAATATTTGTTTTGTTTTAATTTATTTTTTTTTACCCAATCTTACTCATCAAATCCTTCATTCTCATGAATTGAGGATTCTCGTAAGTTTTTGATTCGATTAGGGTAGTTGATGAACCTGTTGAAACGTTTTT